TCAATCAGCGCTTTTCGACTTATTAACAGGCTGCGAGACGATCAGCTCGCGCATCCGACGAGCGTTGTTGCCGGCGGCCACCGTGTAGGTCACCGGGACAGACCGAAGGTTGAAGCCGGCGAAGGCTCTCCGGATGGCGGGGACGTCGTTGATGGACATCAGGAAGTGGCCTTTAAGGCCGCTTAAAACGGCGGCCAAGCGATCGTAGTCGGCACGCTCGAAGCCGGGGCCGTAGTCCCGCTCGGAGCCCCAGTATGGCGGGTCCAGATAAAACAGCGTGCCCGGCTGGTCGTAGCGGGCGATGAAGTCGGTCCAGTCCAGGCATTCGATGACGACGCCGGCGAGGCGCTCGTGCAGCTCCTCCAGCATGGGCACGAGTTTGGTGACGTCCAGCCGAGCCGGCAGGTTCACAGACACCCCGAAGTTTCGGCCGGCGACCTTTCCGCCGAAGGCCGTGCGCTGCAGGTAGAGGAAGCGCGCGGCTCGCTCCAGGTCGGTCAGCGTCGACGGATCGGTTCGCATAAGCCGCTCGAACTCGCGGCGCGACGTCACCTGCCAGCGCAGCATTTCGACGAAGGCGACGTAGTGACGTTGCAACACGCGGAAGAACGTCGCCACGTCGCCGGAGCGATCGTTGATGACCTCCGCCTTTGGGACATTGCGCCGGCGAAAGAAGACGCCACCCATGCCGACGAACGGCTCTGCATAGGTCTCGTGCGGCACGCGGTCGATGCGCTCGATCACGGCCGCCGCCAGCTGCTTCTTGCCGCCGATATACGCAGCGGCGGGCTTCACGGGCTCAACGCGCCTGTAGGTAACTCCTCGTGCCATCGTGACTCTTGCACCGATCCATGGCCCTCTCGTCGCGCTGTGCAGTTGCATGTGCAGCGGCGGCGGGACGGCGTGTCGCGTTTGGTGCGTCGTACGGGTTGCTGTCGAAGCTGGCCCGTGGCAGCAGCGCGCCAACGCTGCTCCCCCGCCACCGGCGGGGACGATCCTGATCGCCGAGTCAGATTTCGGCTTCATTAATGACATTCACTGCGGCGGTGGCGCAGGCCACGTTCGAGCCATCACTCGGACGAAGGGACCTTCGCATGGACGCAGTTCTCGCCTTGATCCTGCTGCTCGTGGTCGGATGGATCGCGTATCGCCTGATCAAATTCATTATCGCGGCGCTGATCGTCTGGTGGAGCGACCGCGACTAGGCGACGTTGCGGCGATGGCCGATGACGGTGTAGCGTATCTCGCTGATGTTTCCGCTTCCAAAGTAGAGCCGGACGCCATCGACACTGGGCGAGGCGAACGTGCCCCCCGTCGTCATTCGCGCAAAGGTCCCGTCGCCGAAGAAAAACTCGCAGTCGGCCTTTTGCCTGTAGTAGCTGTTCGGGTTGCGTGGCTCCGCAATAACGATGCGCCCGCTTGTGACGGTCGCGCTGCCGTTGTCCTGGGAGCCAAAGGTGAATAGCTCGGTCTGCCCAGTGGCTGCCGCATTGTCGGCAGCGCCGCCGGTCGCATCCTCGTAACTGTAGACCCAGCTATATGCAGCACCAGACTGGACGACGCCGCCACTCCTGACGCGTGCGAAGAGCGCCACGCCGTCATTGACGGCGCGAAGCCGAGGAATCTTGATCTCGATTTCCGCAAAGCCCTTCGGGAAATCGATGTCGACGGCCGTGACGTTCGACGCCGCGCTGCTCTCCAGGATGACCGATGCGGGCCGCTGATCGGTGCGCAATGCCACACCGTTCGAGGTAAGCCGGCCGGAGTCTCCCTCCGGAACGAGCGAATTCGTCATGCCGTCGATCGCGCCGACGAGTGTGACAAGGCCCGTGCCGACGTTGCGGTAGTGGCACTCGAATCCGTTCGTCAGCGCGGCGGCCGAGTCGGGTGTCACGTTGATGTCGTTCGGTGTGTTGAACTCGATCGTCCTGCCCCAGTCCGCCTTGGTGATCGTCGCAGCGGCCCCAACCGACCGGATGCCGGAGGAGAGATTTTCACGCGCCGCTGTCCTGTCCGGCAGATCGGCAAGGTTCTTGTTCTTGTTGAGGATGTCGCGCTCGGTCGCATGAAACGCCAGCGTCGCGGCGCCCGAGAGATTGAGCGGATCGGTGCCGACCAGACCGCCGATCACAGAGCGGACGACGTTGCGCTCGCCCTTGGTGACGCCGTCCTTGATCAGCAGCCAGCCCTCTTCGGTGTCGAGGCCATCGCGGAGCAGATACGAGGGCTTCTTGCCGTCGATCGCGCCGGCCATCGCCGGCGTGAGGAAGCCTTGTGCGCGTGGGCCGAATGTCAGATCGCCCACACCGACCGTGGCGATCGCGACCTTGACCAGTGCGTAAAGATCAGTGTCCGGCATCGACGCTTTCCTTTAGCTCGCAACGCCCGACGTCTTCAGCCGGCGCCGCCGCGCGCCGACCTGAAGCGTCGTGGGTTCAATGGTGAGATTGACCGGCGGCAACGCGACATGCTTGCCGGCCTGCACGGCGAGGTCCGGCACTTCAATGCGCAGCTGCAGCGGCCGGACGAAGTCCAGCGTGAACGGCTCGCCTTCACCCATCGCGAAGCCGCCAAGCGCGTCTTCACCGAGCGCGCCGAGGTCGTAGGTCGCGCGCACCGTGTCGTGCAGCGAGATGCGTTTCCCCGCGCGGGCCGCGAGCGGCGGTATGTCGAGCTGCAGCGTGTAGGCCGGCAGGTTCACGTTTGCGCTGATGCCGACGAAGATCGGCGGCATCTCGACCGCAAGCTCGATGGCCGGCAGACCGACCCGCTTGCCGACGCGCACTGCCACCGGCAGCGGATCGAGTTGCAGCTCGACCGGCGGCAGCCCAACGCGCTTGCCGGCGCGCACGGCGATCGGGCTCAAAGTGAGATCGAGCGTGAGCGCCGGCAGCGAAATGTTCACCGGCGGACCGGTGAAGCCATAATCGCCGAGCGGGTGCTCGCCGAGCGCGCCGAAGCCGAACATCGGTCACGACCTCTGCGGATTGGTGGTGATCAGGAACGCATTCAGGTCGGCGCCGCCGCCGAGATTGAATGTCGCCTTGAAGTCCGTCGTCTCGCCGGCCGTCTCCTCCTGGCCGAGGTCGTAGAAGATCATCACCTTCATGAGGGCGAAATTGATGATCGCCATGAAGCGCGCCGATACACTGCCGCCGCTTGCGAGAACCGAGGTCTGATCGGCCGACGTCTTGGCGTCGTTGACGCTCTTCACCGCAGCGCCAACGTTCACGAGCGGCTCGCCGAAGGGAGACCACCCGTTGCCATGCACCTCGTGGCTGCCCGCCGCCCAGGCCGTGTGAATACCGGACTGCGCACCGGAGGTGATGATCGACGCGCCGCCCGGCGTCGCCGACAGTTCGAAGTCATTCGTCGTCGGGTTCTTGACGTAATAAACGGTGTTGATCGTGAGCCCGGTCGGCAGCGCACCGGTCGTGCGCAATGTGATCGGATGGTTCGCGGCCCTGCCATGTCCGTTCCAGATCACCTTGCCGGGAGACGCGATTGAAATGGTGACATTGGATTTCGTGCCGCCGGTCACCTGATCATAGTCAGTGTCGGTCGGGTCGAACGGCCCGTGGCCCGTGTGCGTGCCGGACTGCGCGCCTGCCGTGCCGATCGATGCGCCGCCCTTGGCGGCCGACAGCTCGAAGGTGTTGGCCGTCTTGTTTCGCACGTAGTAGATCGTGCTCGGCGAGAGGCCGGTCGGCAGCGCGCCATCCGTCGACAGCCAGAACGGCTCGTCGTTGACGAAGTCATGGGCGTTCCAGGTGACGACGGCGGGATTGGCGATCGTAATCGTCACCGCGGCCTGCTTGCTGCTGGTTGCGGCCGCGAGCTTGATCAGCCGCAGCTGAGATAACACCACCTCCTGCGCGTTGTGTTGCCTCGCAAGATCATTCCATCCATGGGCAGTGACTGGCGACGTCATCGGAGAGTCCTCATCGGTAGGCGACGGTGGTGAGTGCGATCGTCCGCAGCGTGAGATCGCGCACCTGCGGTGCGTAGACCTTCACAAGATCGCCGCGCGTCAGTGCGCGATCGGCGGGGCAATTGAACACCGGTTCGCGGCTGCCCCCGGCGGGAAACGTCGCGGTTGCAAATTCGACCTCGGTATCGAGCGACGCCGCCGCACAGCGGCGGAACGAGAAAACAGCGTCGTTCGTCGCGCCGACGAGCGCGAACCCTATGCTGTCAGACATACCCGCGAGGATGACGGTTGGCCGCGCAACGCGCACCATCTGCACCAGCTCGCCGTCCGCGGGGCGATCCGTATCGAAATGCAGCAGGTCGTAGACGTCGCCGTTCTCCAGGAACACATCCCACCAGGCGGGCGAGCTCTCCGGCGGATGGTTGAGGTTGTCGCTCTGCTTCGACTCCCAGATCTTGCCGGCGCGCTTGACCAACGCGCGGATCGGATAGTTGGTCGCGCCCGACCACAGCACCGGCGGCAGGAACGGCCCAAAGGTGCCCTGCAATATCCAGACGCCTTCCTTCTTCTGCCACTCCTTGCCGGTGGCGTACTGGCGCGCGCGCTGGTTCTCGCGGCCCTCGGCCTTGCTCGGCTCCGTCTCGCTGTCGGGCACGGTGACGACGTAGCCGGAATGGTTCAGCGCCGTGACGACGCCGTCGATGTCGTCGAAGCCGACGTCGCCGGTGTAGCGGTCCGTCGAGCGCTTGAAGGCGATATAGGGCACGTTCACCTTCGTGCCGTGCACCCACTTCGGCAGCTTGATCGTACCATCGTCGATGACATCCAGCACGATCGTTATCGGATGCCCGGCATCCGGATCGATCAGAATGTCGTCGCCCTTGCGCAGGCGCGAGCGCGTCCAGTGCGTGCCGTTGCCGGTCGCGACCGTTCCGTTGTTGGCGATCGAGATCGTGCCGATGTCGTAGGTCGGAAAATCTGCCATCAGCGCCTCAGTTCGGTGACGACAACGGTCGGCGCGAAGAAGATGCTGGCGCTGCCGGGGCTTTGATTTGCGTCCTCGCGCAGCGTCTGCACGTCGATGCTGTGGACGCCTGCCGTGATGCTTGTCTCGGCGATCAGCGTTGGCGACTGGTCCTTGTGGAAGAACAGGCTTTGCCCGGACACGGTTACGCCGAGGTTCGGATAGGTGAATTCTCTGACGGTGCCGCCATCAACTCGGATGCGGAACCGCGTCGCGTTGCTCACCGAGCTGACCCAGACCTGTCCACCGATACTGTAGGACACGACGCCGTCGACGAAGCTGAAGCACGCCGTGATCTTGATGCGCCCTCCGGGATAGCCGCGACTGTCGCTTGCCAGCGTGTGCCACTGGTTGAAGGTGCCGACGGTTACGGTGGCGCCGCCGAAGGTGAACGAGTTCGTCGCGGCGCCCGCGATCAGGTTCTGAATGCTCACACCGCCGACGGCGAGCTCTTGGGTGCCGATCGATCCGGCCTCGATGTGCCCGGCCTTGACCTGTCCGGCCGCGATATGCCGCGCGAAGATGCCGGCGTCGACCAGCAGATCGCTCCGCAGCACGTTCTTTATCGTCCCGTTCACCAAGCCCGTCGTCCAGATCGGCACGGGCGCACCGCCGTCGACTCCGGGCTGCGCGATCTGGAACAGGTCGGCGACGACGATGAACGCCGACTGGCTCTGGCCGAGGTTGAGCAGCTCGATGCCGGCGACGTGCCGCTGGCCGCCGGCGCCGACGACCGTCTTCACGGCCCAGCGCGCGGCCGAGATGCCTTGCTCCGTCGCGACCGCCTCGGCCACCTGGTTGATGGCCGCGAAGGCGTCGTTGAACTGCGCTTCAATGTCGAGTTCAAGAGAGGCGACGGCCTCGCTCGCGGACACCGCCACCGTCCGCACCTCGTCGATCGAGGCGAGCGCGTTGTCGGAGCGCGCCGCGAGCTGCGTGCGGATGTCGCGCTGGTCGAGCACGCTGCGCGCCACAGCGCTGCGCACGCGCGCGAGCACGCTGTCGACGCGCTCCCTGAAGTCCTGGACTTCCTCCTCGAGCTTGGTCGCGTTGTACCGGATGTAGTCGACGACATCCTCCAGCCCGAGCCGCACGTCCGGCGTCGTCACCGCAATCCAGTCCGACCACAGTGTGTCGCGCGGGTTTGCCGGGATGTAGCGCCCGCGGACCTCGTAGTCGGTCCGCGGCAGCAGGTTCTGCGAGATGAGAATCGCGCCGTTCGACACGCTGTCGGTGCGGTTTGCCGTCACCGGGTCCTTGGCGCCGAAATTGTTCCGCACCTCCCACTGGACCGCAGCGACGTCCACGACATTGCCGCCCCATTCGAGGCGGATCGCCGGCCGGCGGCTCAGGCCGTCGCGATCGAAGACCGTGTCGCCTTCGGCGAACCACGCCAGAATCGCCTGCGGCTCCGGCCGCTGGAATGCGATCGGCGAGCGCGTGACCGGGTTGAACTCGACGTTGTGATTCCAGCCGTAGTCGGCCGGATCGACTTCCTTCAGGTTCACCAGCGGATCGATCTCCGCGCGGTCGACCATGCCGGCGATATCGAACAGCTTGCCGTCGTAGCCGTTCTCCTCGCTCGTCCACTGCACCACGTCGAGCGGCTCGACCTGGTACCAGTGCGGTGGCATCGTGTGCGTGTGTTGCCGCTCCCGCTGCGCATCGAGCAGCGCAGACTTCATGAGCCTCTGCACCTGCGCGGCATAAGGCACGGCATCGAACGCCGGCGTCGCGAGCAGCTTGCGGTTCGCCGCGTTGTCCTCGAAGTCGGCGCGGAACAGCGCCGGTGCCTCCTTCGAGGTCCATCCTTCCTCGGGTTCGGGATAGGTCGCGACGATGCCGGTCACGGTGTCGTCGAGGCTGAGGAACGGATGAAACTCGCCGCTCTCCGTCGCAATGATGTCGGCGTCGGTGAACGACAGCACCGGTGCGCCCGGCGGCCCCGCGCGCATCTTGTAGACGCCGCCGATCTCCGCCATCTTGCCGTGACACGCGGTCATCAGCAGCTCGATCGTATCGGCGAACACGGTGGAGACGAGGCATTCGTGTCCGGCGCGATAGGCGGGTTCAAGTCCGAACTCGCCCTGCAGCTCGCTGCGGCAGGCATTGACCGCGTTGATCCACGCGACGTTCGGTAGCCGCGCCGCCGGCAGGTTCTGCAGCCCGTAGAGCCACTGGCCGCCGTAGGAGATGCCGCGCATGACGTTGTACGCCTGCACGGCCGGCAGGTTATCGCCGTCGCCGCCCCAGGTCGACGGATCGGACCAGCGCTGCGCGCCGCTGCCGCCTGCGGTGTCGTCACGCGACGGATCGTAGAGTCGGATGCCCGACAGCTCGAAGCGATACGTCGGGAAGCTCGCGAACAGCGTATCGTTGGTGAGATGGGTGCAGATGGCGTAGGCCACGCCCTTGCCGACGCAGTCCGGACCCCACGGCCGTTCCGGCGTCGCAACGCGTGAGACGAGGAACGGGTCCGCGGTCAGCTGCGTGCCGTCGTAGAACTTGATCCAGCAATGGTCCTTGCCGTCCTTCCGATACTTCAGCACCGGATAGCCCAGCTCGGTCAGCGCTTCGCCGCCACCGCCGCCGCCGTGCGCGGCGATATAGTTGGCGACAAATTCCGCGAACGGTCCGAGCGGCAGCAACGGGATGCCGGCGGCAACCGCGGCGGCGAACGCCGCCTGCGCAAGCGCTTCGCCGGTCGGCCCGCCGGGGCCGCTTGCGCCGAGCGCGGCCGGCTCGCCGTTGACGAAGGCGCGGCGCAGCGACGTCGGCATATCGGAGACGTCGATGACCTGGGTGAAGTAGGCGTTCGGGGTTTCGCCGTCATTGCCCCAGTAGTTGGCGTAGACCAGCGACCCATCCGTCGCTGTGGCGCCGAGTGGAAACGAGCGCGGCACCTCGCCGCCGGCGCGCAGACGCCCCTGCAGGCCGCCGGTGCGGTTTTCGACCGCCTGGGCCTGCGGCGCACGCTCGCCGGCAAGCGCTTGCGCCGCATAGGACAGGCCGACGCCGGCAGCGACCGATAGGCCAAACGCCGTCAACGGCACGATGAACGTGCCGGCCAGCGCGGTGCCGGCAAAGATTGCGGTAGCGATCGGCGTGAAGATCGGCATTTACGAGAGCCTCATCATCCAGACCGTGTCAGCGACGCGATAGCCGCGCCGTTCGAGCAGCCTGCCGATGCGGGGATCGTCGCCCATGCCGGCGATGCCCGGATACGTCACGCCCAACGACGCGGCCCAGGCCTCATACTCGTCAAGCGATCGGTTCGCCGTCTTAAGGGCGCGATGCGCAGGTTCGATCCACCAGCATGTATCCTTCGCCATGCGGATTGGTCCGAACGGATGCTCGAATGCGGCGGCAAGCAGAATGCCCTGGGCGACACCGTCGACATCGATCACTTGTGCCAGCGCATCTGGCGCCGTCATGTGCAGCGAGAGGCACCGCTCGACGCGCGCCAGATCCCACGGACAATGAAAGCCAGTGAATCCATCGACCCGGTCGAACTCGGCCGCCGCATGCGCCGCGCGCATCAACTCCAGCAGCCGCGGCCGATCCTGCTCCAGCGCGTGACGGATGATCATCATCGATCCGCCCCCGCGGTTGACGGCAGCCGGCCAGCGGCGCGGCCCACGAAGTGTTCCCACTGGCCGACGACGTGGACGTGTTGGAAGAACCGATCGCCGGGAAAGCGCCGCTGTTGCGACTCGTCGGAGCGCAGCTCGGCACTGGAGCGCAGCAGCTCCTGGGTGTGTGACTTGCAACGCAGCTCGACGTGGCCGCCGTCGCCGTTCTGTGGCGGCTTGAAGATCGGCGCCTCGTCGACGAAGCCGACGAAGCGGCAGAAGGCCGGCGCGACGAGCTGCTCGGTGTCGAGCGACAGCAACCCGCGGAAGATTTCCACGCGCGCCTGCTTCACATCGTAGCCTCGCATCAGCGCGTTGACGCGGTCGTGCACGTGGCTCATGTGGATCGTCGCCGTCTGCACCTGGATCACGGAGACGAGCGAGATGCCGGACACCTGCGTAAGCGTGCCGGAGCCGTGGAAGGTCCTCGTCACCGCGCCGCCGGTGTCCGGATCGAGCACCTGCGCGTCGAGCCGGCCGAGGCCCGACCATTGCCCGTCCGCCACGGGAAGCCCGGTGTCGCGATCGCGCGCGACGATCCAGATGAAGTCGCGCGGTTTGCAGCGGCCGGAGGCCAGCGCCTGCAGGGCTGCGAGGGGAAGTTCACGCATCCTGCACCGCCTTGAATGCGATCTGCGTCTGCGTCGCCGACATCATGCGCGGCACGACCGAGTCCGGCATCAGCCGGAAGATACCCATCGGGTTCTTGAGCGTGATCGCGGCGCCGATGGTGTAGCCAGGCCGGATCGCCGGCCGCACCTCAAACAGCGGCGTCAGGCCGCCGCCGTCCGCCGTCACGGTCTCCATCACCTGGTGCAGCGCGCGCAGCTCGTCGTCGTCGCCGTAGTCGAACGACAGATAGTCGCCGGTCGTAAGCACGAAGCCGGGTGCAAGATCGTCGAGCCGCATCGCGCGCCCGGCAACTGCCGCGAGCGTCGCCGCGTCATCGAAGGCGCCGGTCGGATAGGCGGCCGGATACGGCTTGCGCAGGTCGCACGCCTCGAACGAGCCGATCACGCCGTCGAGCGAATGCATGATTGCCTGAAATTCGGTAGCTCGCCTGTGCGAGAGCCCTTCGGTGACGAAGTCGCCGAGCCACAGGCCGGGGCCGTAGTCCTTGCCGTGCGAGACACCGCTGGCCTCGAAGCTCAAATCCTGACGTGACAGCAGCCGCAAGGGCGTAGCCTCCGGCGTGTAGCCGCAGAAGCCCATCACATCGGTGCGCGGAAAGACGATCGCCACTACCGCAGCTCTCGCGACTTGTAGGCGCGCTGCACGACGTCGATGATCTCGGCCTTGCGCTGGGCGCGGTCACGCGCCAGCTCGGCCTTGATCGCCTCGATGTCGCCGCCGCCGTGGAAATTGATGGTGCGATTGTCGTTGGCCTCGATCACCATGCCGCCGCCGAGCATGCCCGCCGGTCCCGGCCCGTCGCCGACGAAGCCGCCGCCTTCGTAGCCGCGCAGCCTGCGGCGCATCGCGTCGAGGAACGGCACGCCGGCGCGGGCCGTGCTCTCGGCGTCGAACACATACTCGCGCCCGTGCACGTAGCCGGCGATAGCGCGGCGGTCGATATTGCCGGTGTAGCCGCCGGCGTCGAACAGCCCGGCCGTGCCGGTGAGTGAAAAGCCGGTGCTGCTGGTCGCCTGCGCGAGGCCAACGCCGGAGCCGCCGAACAGGCCGCTGAGACCGCCGCCGGTGAACGCGCCGAACAGGCGCGAGATGCCGTTTTGCAGCGCCTGATCGAGGATGCGATCGGCGAGCCTTGAAAGCGCGTTCAAGCCCGCCGCCTCGAACGCCTCCCAGGCGGACGCGCCTTGCGCCAGCTCGGCGCGGAAGTCGCGCAAGAGGCCCGAGGAGAACTCCATCGTCAGGCCCTTCAGCTCGCGCATCTGCGCGTTGAAGCGGATCGCACCAGCGATCTCGGTGTCGAACATCGATCCGGCACGATCACCGAACACGCCGCGCAGACGGTCGGCGACCTCGGCGTCCATCGCACCGCGGCCGAGCTGCTCGCGCTCGAAGGCGACGTCGGATTTCAGCCGCAGCTCCGCGGCCTTTTGGGCCGCGTCGCCGAAACGGTTGGCCATCTCTGCAACGCGGTCTGTCAGCTCCTTCGTCTTTGGCAGGTTTGCCTGTTGCGCGGCCTCAAGCAGTAGAAACTCGGCGCGCAGGCGCGCCGTCTCACCAACGGATTTGCCGACTGCGGCAGCCTCCGCATTCTGCGCCGCGATCTGCCGATGTAGCGACTTGATCATCCGCTCGAACTCATTCGACATCGCCGCTATGCCAGTCGCCGCGCCGCTTGCGCTGGACTTGACCTTACCTTGCAGCAGGTCGGTCATTTCCTTCACGCGTTCCGACGTGGCGCGGCCGCTCTTCGACAGTGCGACGATTTCTTCGGCCAGCGCCACCACCTCCGGATTTGCGCCCCGCGCCGCTCGACCTATTGCCACGATGTCCGTCGCAAGAGCATCGACGTCGCGGGTCGCCATAAAGTTCTCGATCGGCGTGCGAAACGCGCCAAACTCCGGTCGGACGACGGGCGTCTGCGGAATGGCGGCTGGCGTGCCGGGCGGAAGCGATCCGTCACTGAGGCCTTGCGATGGGATGAACGTAAGGCGGTCAACCAACGCGCCCGATTGCCGCGCAAGATCGGCTCGCAACTTTTCGAGATTTTGCTCAGCCTCGAACAGTGCGACCGCGCCAACCTTTCGCCCGAACTCCGCGACCGATCCGCCCGCCTCGTCGTAGGCTTTGCGCAGCACGCCAACCAGGCGCGAATGCTCTTCAACGCGCTTCTCCGCTTCCCGGCTGCCGCGGTTGGCGATGTCGTAGAACGTCTGCACGGCGGTCGAGACGAAACCGAGGCCGGCGATGACGAGCGGCATGGTTCCGGCGGATTTCGCGATCTCGGCGATGCCGCGCGCGATATTGCCGGCGCCAGCCGTGGTGGCGCCGAGCGCGCTCTCGGCACCCCTGACCTTCGTGACCAGCTCGCCGAACTTACCCGCAAGCTGGGCGACGTTTTCGGCGATGTTGTCGTTGGACGCAGCTACACCCCTTGCCGCGTCACCGAACTTGCCGGCGGCGCCGGTCGCCTTGTCGAAGTTCTCGGCGATCCGCTTCTGCACGGCATCGGTCGACTCGCCCAAGGCCGTGACCGCGCGTGACGCCGCCGCGGCGGCCTGTTCGGCTCCCTTGGCATCGCCATCGATCTGCAGCGAGACGCGCATCGTCATCGGTCAGCCTCGTTCAGCGCGTTGCACGCTTCGGCTTCCATCACCTGCAGGCCGCGCCAGATCTCCGGCGTGATGGCGATTCCGGCCAGCTCCAGCCCCGCACGCGCCGCCGTGTAATCGAGGCCGAGATAGACCGGCAGCGCCGGCGCCAGCCCGCCGCCGATCGGCACGACGCGCCACTGCGAGGCGACGCACAGGAACGCCTGAACGGTCGGCCAGTTCTCCGGCCAGACGCCGTCGCCGGTTTCGGCAGAGCGCGCGACCTGAAGCGTGTCCGCCAGATCGGTAAGCGCCTGCGTGTCCAGGCCCAAGTGACGCGCCTCGTCCAGGACGCTGTCGTCGGCCGTGCCTGATGTCTCCCGGGCCGCGCCGCGCGCCCATTGTCGGGCGGCCCATTTCAGTTTCCCGCTTTCGGGTTGTTCGCGATGGCTTCCTCGTAGGCACGCCACAGGGCGATGCGCACGTGAGGCAAGAAGATCAGGTGATCGCGCAGGTCGTCGCTCCACGGCAGCGGCTGCTTGGCCTCGTCGACGAGATCGTCGCACCTCACCAGCACGCGCCTGAGAAACAAGGTCGTTCCCTCCGTCGTCCTGTCGAAGCCATTGGCCTCCTCGGTGCTGATCAGGTTGAACGTCGCCTTGAACGTCTCGTCGAGGTAGCCGCCGTCGATGGGCGTGCGCACCTTCACCGGGTGGGTGAACGTCTGATTCTTGGTGACTTTGAACATCGGTTTCGGACCTCTTTCAAACAATGTTGAAGATGAGCTTCAGGTGAGCGTGAGCGTGAACTGGTTGTTGCCGTTGCCGGCCGGCAACGGCGCGAGGTTGAGCGGCCACTCCACCTTGCCCTGGTTGTTCTGATAGGCGGTCGGACGTCGCACCTGACAGGTCGGCGCGGAGATGGTGATGATGTTGCCCGGCACCGTGCCGTGCACGATCGCCGCCGGCACGAGCGTCTGCGCCTCGGCCAGCGCGAACGGATTGAAGGTCGCGAGCGGCGTCGCTTCGCACACGAGGTCGAGCTGCTCGGCGCGGTCGACGATCTCGATCTCGTGCTTGTTGATGAGGAAGCGGTGCTCGACCTGGTTGCCGAGATTGAGGTTGAAGCTGCGGCCAACCAGCGACACGGCGTTGACGGTGAAGTCCGGCGTGTTGGCGTCGGTCACGATCAGCGGCTTCTGGAACCCGGTGAGCGTCGGCGCCACCGGCACCACGTCCGCGGGCGGAATCCAGATGCCGGTGAAGGTCCAGCGGATGCGCGGCACGCCTTGCGCGTCCAGCCCGATCGTGGCTGTGCCGCGCACGCCGCGCAGCGCATGCAGTGTGCCGTCGAGCCAGTACTTGATGTAGAGGCTCTCCATCGCCTCGGAGACCGGGTTGTAGGCAACCGACGTGTCGGCGACGATCACCTGGGCGCAGCCGCAGCCGCGCATCAAAGGCCCCCAGCCGGGCGCGAGACCGGCGGTTCCGGAACCGGCCAGCTCGGTCGAGAACTCGATCACCGTGCGCAGCTCGGCCGGGATCGTCGCCTGGCCACCGAGGTACGCCTGGATCAGGTCGCGCGGGACATCCTGGCCTTCCATCGGCCGGATCGTGACGTCCTGTGCAAGGATGGCATTTGCGGCTCCGGTGAGGGTTGGGTCGATGCCGTAGGCTGTCTCCAGCTTTGCGAGCAGCACCTTCTTTCGCCAAACGAGCGCCATGCGTCACTCCTGAACTTTCTGCGCGCGCCTGCGCGGTGCGGCCGGCGCGGCCGCCTTTCCCGGCGCCGGCGCCGTATGCTCGACGCGCTTCAGTGCGCCGTCCTTCTGCAGCTCATAGCTGCCGCCTTCGCTCGGCTTCTCGTCGGTCATCGCGGAATCCTCAGCTCGTCGACCAGGGCAAAATCGATCTGATAAATGACAAGACCCTTCGCCACCGAGACGAGACGGCCGCGCGTCGCGCGCAGCACGCCGACCGTGTTGCCGGGCGTCCAGCCGGCGAGCGCCTGCAGCACCTTGTCCTTGAGATCGTCGATCGCCGGCACGGCGCGCTTCGCGCCGGCATCCCCCAGCGACTTCACGCAAATGATCACGCCGACCGCTTCCTGCAGCATCTGCGTGTACATGCCGGTCATGGCGTCGCCGCCGCGATCGTCGAAGCCGATCGGTACGACGAAGGCACACACCTCGCGCTGCGGCAGCGCATTCTGCTCGACCAGGGCGGCGAGACCGGCCACGAACTCGACCTTGCCGAGCTCGGCGACCTCGCTGCCGATGCGCGTCGCGATGGCGGTGACCAGCGTCATGCCGCAGCTCCTTCGCCGGCGAGCCACTCCTCGGCGATCTTGACGATCTCGACCTCGTCGTCGTCGTCCAACCCGAGGTAGGGCCGCGCCGGCATGTTGATGGTGGCGCCGCGCGACGGCTGCACGATCGCGCCGCCGAGCTGGTGGATGGCGCCGTAGATGACGTTGGTGCCGACCGCGACGCCGGCGTCGGATGCATCGAACGTGATTGAGCGCAGCAGCCGCGCGCTTTCGATCAACGTCTTGCCGCCGGTCGCAAGCGCACGGATCGACGGCGGCCACGGCGAGCCGTCCGGGCCGGCGCCGCGCTCGAACCGCATCTGGGTGGATGTGACCAGCGACGCGCCGATCGCTTCGAACATGCCACGCGCGTCACGCGCGCGCGAGACGTAGCCCGCAAGTACGGCAAGCGCCGCATCATCACCCTGCAGCTCGAGACGCACGCCGGCCATCAGACGAACCCTTTCAGGTTGTCTTCGGTGAATGGCCGTTCGCGGTCGGTGGTGCGAACGCCTGATGCACCACTCGACGGCGGCTCGACGCCGGCGACGGCCAGACGGATCACGCCAGTGGAGATCTGCTTCAGGGTCGCCAGCGCGTCCTCATAGTCCTTGCGGACCTTGTCCGAGGCGGTGTCGCGGTGCAGCTTGTAGACCGTGATCGCCAATGCGAGGTCGCGCACGAGCGGCGGCGTGCCGCCGAGCGGCAGCGCGTAGCGGCCGGCGAGATAACCATCGATCGCCGCGTCCGCATCGGCGAGCCCGCGCGCCACGACCCCGCTGTCGATCGCGTTCGCCGGCGGATCGGCGCGATCGGTGAGCACGATCAGCATCGGCTCGCCGTAGCGTTCGACCAGCTCTGCCTGGGTTGCGTAGCTCACCGCTGCACGCTCCCGCGGAAGACGTCGCCACTGCGATAGGCGCGAATGCTGCCGTCCACGATCGGCGCGGTCGCCAGAAGCGACACGGTGCCGTCGCAGTTCTCGATCACCAGTGGCACCGCGTGGGTGACGCTACGCAGCCGGTCGAGCACCGCGTCGGCGAAGCCGAGCAGCCGGCTGAACGCCGCGTCCTCCTCGGCAGGAGTGTCGGCAACAGCGATACCTTTGGCGATCGTGCGCAGCGAGAGACCGTTGTCGAAGTCCGCACGGCCTTCGTTGTACTTTGCGTCGTCGATCTTGTCGGCCATTGCGCTTCTCCACTTGGACCGGGAGTTGAGAACGAGCCCCGCCGCGGCGGCATCAAGGTCCAGCTGAAGCCGCCGCGGCGAGTTTGAAGCGGCATTTGCGCCGCTCGCTTGTCCGCCGTGGCTCCGAAGAGCGAAGGCGGATCTGCGCGGCGCTGTCGAGTGGCGCCGCGAAGAGGAATCTGGTTGCGGGAGGTGGACTCGAACCACCGACCTCGAAGTTATGAGCCTCGCGCGCTGCCACTGCGCCACCCCGCAAGAGATCAGGCGCGCCTGGGCACGCGCAGCAAGACGACAAGCTCCTGATCGCCGCCGATCGCCGCGACCTGCTCGGCCGACAGGTCGACCATCGGGATCACCGTCTCCTCGCGCGTGAACGCGTGCCCCGCGCGGCGCCGGCCGCGCTCGGCTTTCGCCCTCACGACCAGCGAAGCAAGCTGCAGGATAGCCTCCGGCACGTCAGCCGGCGGCGGGAACGCCACGTCGAGCGTTTCGGTCTCGGCCTCCGGGAGCGCGGAGGCTCGCGCCCCCGCACTCCCATCGGCTCCTCGCTCGCGGCTATCGGTGGCGCCCTGCGAACCATGCGCCGCGGCCGAGCCTTGCCCGGCCGTGGGTGCCGCCCCGTCAGGCGGCGTCGTTGAACTGTGCTGCTTGCTGCTCTTCGCCATGGATCACTCTCGTCGCGCGATGCAGGTCTACGCGAGCCACGGCACGACGAGCAGCTCGGCCGTGCCTTTCCACTCGTTGGTCTCGCCGCCCGCCGCAAGCTCGGAGTTGAGAATTTTACGGCCGGCACTTTCCAGCGATGGCGGCACGACGAGCAGGTTCGGCGTGAGACCGAGCGGCTGACCGTAATCGCCCTTCATGCCCGACAGCGCGGCGCGCGCGGTGGCATAGTGGGCCGCGTCGAGCGCCTGCTTCGAGCCCCAGGCGAACTGCCAGAAGCCGAAGCCGACATTGTTGCGGCCGTCCGAGCCGTAGCGAAACTCCTTGTTCGTGAACACCCGCTCGTCTTGCGGGTTGTCCATGGCGGTGAACTGGAACTCCTTCCGCTTCTGGAAGATGATCGGCTTCAGCGCGCGGCTGGCGTCGATCAGGAACCAGGGCGTGCCGGCGCCGCCGTCCGTGTTCGCCACCGATTGCTTGTTGCCGTCCGCATCGAGCACCGGGTGATCGGTGTCGAAATAGAACTGTCCGTCGTAGCAGTTGGTCGTGAAGCCGGCCTTCAGCAGCGCGAAGCTCAGCGTATCGGGGTGCGCGGCCACCGATCGGCCCATCTCCTCGAACAGCGGCGAGTAGATGCCGAGGTTGTCGTCCTCGATATCGTCGCGATCGACGCCGATCGTCAGCTCGAACGGCTTGTTCTTGATCGCGTAATCGTGCTGCTGCAGGTTCTGCACCGCGCGCGGACCGATCCATTCCCGCACCTGGGGGACCTTGCCGAGCCAACCGTACTTCTCCTCCTTTGCAGAGGACGGCACGACGGTCGCGATGCGCTGATACTGCGATATCGCCATGCCGAGGCCCTTCTGAAAGGACGTCTTGAAGCCGACGCGCAGGCTGTCCAGGTTGGCCGAGTTGATGAGCATTGAAGCTGATCCTTGTGGGTTGGTGCGTTGCTGGGTGCTCGCCGATCAGGCGGTGCCGGCGAGATGGCTCTGGACTCGGGCCTCGTTGAACTCCACCCAGACGCCATTGGCGTCGACGTCATGGATGAAACCGGCGATCGAGCGGGTGTTGGTGCCGTTGGTCTTTGCGACGGTCTGATCGTCGACCGCGTAACAGGGCTTGCCGATGTCGGCGATCGTGATGGCGTCGCCGGCCGACGCGTTGCCGAAGCGGTAGATGCCGGGCCGCACGCGGATGACCTTGTCGCCGGCGGCGCCGGTTGCGTTGTCGACCCGCTCCTCTGCGCGTCCGACGCCGATCAGGTTGAGCGCCGTGGCGCCCTCAACAGCGTAACCAGCCGCGTTGCGCATGACGATCGCGCCGGCGTAGATCAGTTGCGTGGCGGCGACGCCGAGCGACTTGATGTCGCCTTCAGCGCGCGGCGTGTTGCGGTCGGACGTGAGTGCTACCATCGTTCTCTCCGGGTTGCGGCGTCAGCCGCGGGTGTTAGCTGTTGATTCCTCAGCTCGCCGCGCGCTCCGCAGCGAGTGTCTTCTCGTAGTCCTGCGGGCTGATGCCAAGCATGTTTGCTGCATTGAGCTGCTCGGCGTTCAGCGCGATCTTGCCGTCCTTGATCTCAGGCGGCGTCGTCGGCAGCCCGGACGGGCCGAGGATCGGCATCGCGCTGATCTCCTTCTCGACCTGGGCGGCGCCTTCGGCGCTCGCCGCGTGGCGGGCGATGTAGTGATCGCGCAGCGGCTTCAGGCCGACGCGCTGCTTGGCGATCTCGCCGTCGACGAAAGCCGTCGCCTTGTCCTTCGCAGTCTGCGCCGTCAGCTCGTTGAGCTTCGTGGTGACGGTCGCAAGCTCGCTCTGCAGCGCCGTGATCGTCGTCGACTGATCGGTTGCGGGGCGAGCGGCCAGCGCCGTGACGGCGGTGGCGATCGCGGTCGCGTCGGCATCGTCCTTGCAGCCGGCGGCCTTGGCGATCGGCGCCAGCGCCGCCTGCATCGCCGTCTTGGCCGAGTCCGTCCAGGACTTGATCTTCGCGAGCACCGCAGCCTCGTCGGCGTCATCGCCGAGGCCGAGGAGTTTTCGCAGCTGGGCAAGCAGGTCCATGTTTGTCTCCGCGTGAAGCGCGGCCATCCCGCGCAGGTTGGGTGTGTTGGTGAGGGACGCGCGCAGGAGGCGCTTTACGTTGCCGGCCTTGTCGTGAGCGATCACCGGCGAGATGAAGCGGTACGCGCGATCGGCCATCAGCGCCTTGCCGGCCGCATTCCATTCGGCGCGTCCGTAGAGGCCGTCGCCGCGCACCTGCAGCTCGGCCACCCAGGCGCGCGCCGGCGACTCGCCGCCGCGGGGTGCCGCGATATCGGTCGCGTGGTTCTCGTCGATGAGGAGCTGCCCGCCGACCGCGTCAAGGCTGGCCGAAGCGAGCTGCGCGAGATCTCCGACGCGATACGGGCCGCGGCCGTCAACGGTTGCGATCACGCCGTCGTTGCCCGCCGGCAGCAGCATGATCCAATCCGGAATGCTGCCATCGGCGTTCAGCGCGATCGGCACTCCAGCGCCGCGCACCACCGACAAAGCTGTTTGCGTTTGCCCCGACATGCGGCCATCATTGGCGGCCTCATCCGGGATTCGTAACCCTGACAGGTGTCAGGGACACGCTCGAACAGCCGGAGCGGAGCGACGGCGTCGTGAACAGCGCAAAATCATGATTCTGCACGCGAGGCGCGATTCCCGCCATCGTCGGGCCGGAGGAAGGTCAGCGGTGCCACAATCAGCGCGACCTGAAACTCGCCGAGTTGCCGCGCATGTCGTGGGAAGAGATCGGCGCGCGCTGCCGCTGCACGAAGTGCAACAGCCTCGGCTACGTGAACCTGCGCGTCGACTGGGGCGAGGTGATGGATTTTTCGTCGCGCACCGGTGAGCGGCGACGATCAGCCGGCCTGGAGCGACTTCGCCCGGCCGGCGATCATCAGGGCGCTGCACGACGCAGAGCCGGCCGGCCCGCCGCCAAAAGCCGCGTCCAAAGGCGACTGGTACAAGGCGGCCCGGGCCGCCTACCTGGAACGGCGGAAAAAGGGCGGCTGAGAGGGGTCGTTTCCCGTGAAACGGGGTGTTTCACGGTCCGGGCTGGGTATGCGGTCGAGCCCGCCGGGGCGGAAGGCGGTTTGCCGGGCTTGGGACCGCTTTAATTTTCACTTTAAGAATTTTTCCGCCTTCGGGTAGCGGCCAAGGCCTCAAACGCACCAGCGGGCCGGGATCAGGTCGCCGGCTTGCTAGACCGTTTGGCCTGCGATGGAGCCGATACACGTGCAGCTTCTTCCTGCCGCTTGCGCTCCGCCGCGACAGCAGCAAGCTCGGCGCTCTTCGCTTCGGCCTGATCCTCCGGTACCAGGAGATATCCTTTCTCAGCCATGCATCCTCGTGCCACTGTGTCGGCCGCGGCGCCCCGCTCGGCTGCGGCAGCAATCGCAGCGAATCCGCCACTGGCAACCGTAACTCCAGAAAGCGCGGCCTTATTGCGCTCACCGAGGCACGCCGTGCTGTCGAGCTCAAATTGAGTCGCCAAAACAGGATTGACACTAGCCCTTTGGCCGTCCGCCCTGACCCAAACGACTTTCGGCTGTTGCGCGCAGCCGGCCAAAAATGTGCCGGCCACCAGCAGGCCCACCACGATACGCATTTTGTCGCCCCCTTAACGCGTGAAACCTATCCAACCGCAAGCTTGACGCGAGCGCAACGGAAATGCAATCAGCCGCGGCCGATTCAACTAGGCATGCTTTCCTGTGCGCCGCGCACCTGCCTGCGGTCCCTTGCGCGCTTGCAGTCGCTTGTGCCGCACCTGCTTCGACGGGATGATCGCGACGATCTCGCTCGCCCATTGGATGTGCGCGCCAATGATCGTCCGTGCGTTGAAGCTCTCCAGATTGTATGTATGCGGCTTCGGACCGGGCATCAGCACCTTGAGATAACGCTTGCCGTCATAGGTCCGCACGGCCGCTTGTTCGCCAACTAGGCTCGCCGTTGATCTCACCTGCTCGCGATGCACGACGATGATGTCGCCGTGGTCGTATTTCGGCAGCATCGAATTGCCTTCCACCTTGAAGCCGATCAGCTCATTGGACAGCAGCAGTGGCAACTCGACTTGGTCGAAGCCATCGACCGGCACCTGCTCATGGTCCGGCTCGATCAATGCGCCGGCCCCAATGCGGCCCATGATCGGGACTACCGTGCGCGCGGCGCGCTCATGTTCAATCACATCCGACTCACGGGCCAAATTGAGGATCTGCTCCCGGATCGCGCCACGCGGTTCGACACCGCCGACCCAGCGAGAAATATTGTTCTGGCTCGTACGCAAGCGGTCCGCGAGCTGCTCCTGCGTCCAGCCCCTCGCTTGCAGAACCCCTTGTATGATCCGGCTAATTTCCATCGCCGGATTATACATATTCGGATAATCGGCTTCTAATCCACAATATGAGTTTGTTGTTGCTTTGTTTATCCATTTCTGGATATCCTTCAATGGATGAACGCCATTCGCCATATCCGCTGTGAGGTATTCAAGCTCACCCAGCAGCAGTTCGCCGCCATCGTTGGCGTCGAGCAGGCCACCGTCTCTCGCTGGGAGGCAGGACGCAATGAGCCGTCGCTGCGCCACCTCAAGCGCATCCGTGCCGCGGCTCGGAAGCGTAGTCTTCCTTGGGACGACGACTGGTTCTTCACGGTCGGAGGGCGGGCGGCATGACACAATCAATGTCTCCCCACGTCGCGATAGCCTCCGATGCTGCCGCGCAGCTCTTGCATCAGCGCATGGAGGGCCGAGCGCGGCACGACGATGGAAGCAACTTTGCGCCGCGTGACGTGCGCGTTGTCGACAATGTCGACCCAGGACACTACGCGCACCCAATCCTCAAAGTCCTGCAGGTCGAATCCGGACGCGAACACGTCGCCGACATGATGCGGATCGGCGAGCGGCCGTTTGTGATCGTGGCGGCGTGCGGCCATGAAGGACTCCAACACAACTCTTCCCTGGCGCGCGCATCCTCTGCGCGCGCGACCGCTGCGTCGAGTCAGAAGCGCAGTGCGAAAAATGACTCTGTCCGGGGGCGCCGATGACTCTGCCCTCCGGCCGCGAGCTCAGCTACGTCGATTGCGCGGTGTGCGGCGCCAGCGCCACGTTCGGCCTGGTGCTGCTCACTCATGACGCGAGTCCGGCCGATCTCGGCGCGCCGCTGATCGTGCTGGTCCTGTTTGCGCTCGCGCGTCTGCTCGATCTCGCGGACGAAAGGCGGCGCCCATGAGGTTGGCCGTCGCCCACGACCTTGCGGGCTATCCGCGCTTCTTCAATGGCCGCTACGCGCGGACACGCTCGGCCGGCGGCTTCGCAAGGCCGAAGACGAGCGCCGTGCCGGACAAGGCGCGCGTTTACGAGGATCGCGTCGTCGCGCAGCTGATGGCCGACTTCTTCAACGTCGCCTACGGCGTCCGCACGCATTCGCTGCGCCGGCCGTGGATCGTCGCCGAGCTGCCGGAGGCGTGGACGTCATGAGCCAGCGCCGGCCGACACCTGCGGACCTGCTGCGCGGCTTCATGCCGCCCGTGGTCGAACGCTACGATCCGGAACGGGTGAAAGCGTCGAACATCGCCGGCAAGGTCAAGCGCGCGGCAGCCGAGGCGCTGAAGAACTCCGGCCGCTCGCGCGAGGCTGTCGCCGCAGTGATGGGCGAGTACCTCGGCGAAGACGTGAAGACCAGTGTGCTGGCGCAATACACTTCCACCGCCAACGACACCCACAACATTCCCGCGCACCGGCTGATCGCGCTGTTCGTCGCCACCGGAGATCTGAAGCTGCTCAATACCGTGCTCGAAGGCACCGGCGCGATCGTCGTCGATGCGAAGTACGAAGCGCTCATCCGCCGCGAGATGTTGAGCGAAGCCCGCGCGCAGATCGAAGCCGAGCATCAAGCCGCCGACCAGGAATGGAGGAAGGGACGATGAGAGCCGACGAGATCGACTACGTCATCTACTGCCGCTTCGGTCGCTTCGTGCAGCCGAAGTCAGGACCGCCCCGATTTGAACTTCTCGATCGCCCCATCGATCACGCCGTTTACCAGGCGCACCGCGCGGCCAACGAGCTTGGGCTCCTCTTCGATTCTCAGGCTCCAATGGTCGATATTCTTGGTCTCGACGATGAGGCGGGCGCGGAGCTCGTCGAGCCACGGGCCGGGACCACCTCGAGCTTTGATCAGCTCAAGCGTCAGCATCTCGAAAACCACAAAGAGCGTCACCCAATTGACGCTGATCTGGCGGTTGAATTCGGCCTCGTCGGGCGTGTCTTCGCTCATATCCGCAAGGCTACAGCACGGTTGACGCCAGCGAAAGCGCGGAGGAACGCCCGATGACAATTCGAACGTTCACGACCGGCGACACGACGAACCCGATCCAGCGCAACGCGGACGGCTCCATCGAGTTCACCTGTGAAGGCTGCGGCGAGCGCGTGTTCTGCGCCGTCGATGACGGCTTCGGCTTCCCCGCCTGCAGCGAGTGCCGCTGGTTCGGCGAGCGCCCGCAGATTCCGAGACCGCGCCGATGACACCGCGCAGGGCATCACCGCGCACCGTGCGCATCACACCTAACACCACGATCGCGCGTCTCCGCGCGCAACTGGTCCGCAATGCCCGAACCATGGAGGGCATGGCCGAGACGATCGAGCGCTGCGGACTGAAGACGACCGCCGAATTTCTCCGCGCCGAAGCAGCGGCCAGCCGGACGGCAGCTACGGACTGACTGGAATTGGACTGGGGCAGGAAGACGTGAAGATGTTTCTCTCGGCCGCCGAAATCGCAGCGCTCAAGCTGCCCGGCCTGCCCACTGCCGAACGCGCGGTGAAGCGCGTCGCGCAGCGTGGCAACTGGTCGTGCCGTCCGCGGTCCGGCCGCGGCGGCGGCTTCGAGTACGCGGTGGAGTCTCTGCCGGCCGAAGCTCGCGCGGCTTATGTCGGCCGCAGCATCGGCGCGATCGAGGTGCCCGCATCCATGGCGCGCGAGGCCGCGGCCGAGCCGGACGCCGCAGGCGTCGCCGGCACGGCCGCTCAGGCCCGCGACGCGCGGCTCGCCATTCTCGCCTTGGCCGACCGCGTCGCTGCCGACGCCGGCATCGGCCGCAAGCGCGCGGATCTCCACTTCTGCGATCAGTACAATGCCGGCGCCGTTTCTGTTGCTGCGTGGATCAAGGCCGAGGTCAAGCAACTCACCCCGCGCACCTTGAAGCGCTGGCGGGCGTTTGCCCGGTCGGGAAAGAAGTCGAAGCTCGCTGTCGATCGCGCCGCCGCACGGCGCGGCAAGGGCCTGCTCGATCGCGCCAACGAAGGCGAAATCCGCATCTACTGCCTCGCGCTGCTCGCCAAGCAGCCGCAGCTCACCGCCCATCATGTCCGCGCCCTCGTTGCCGACGCGTTCCCGCACATCCATGTCGGCGGCGCCACCGCCGCGGTGCCGCCGGTCCGGACGTTCCAACACGCCTTGAAAGGCTGGCGGAAGCAGCACCGCGTCGAGCTGGAGTCGATCCGCAATCCGGACGGCTTCAAGTCGACGATGCGGTTCGCCGCCCGCGTCGCCAATCCGGCGAGCCGCCTCAACGAGGTCTGGCAGATCGACGCGTCGCCCGCCGACGTGCTGACGCTCGACGGCCGCTACACCATCTATGTGTGCGTCGACATCTTCTCGCGGCGGATGATCGCGCTGGTGACGAAGACGCCGCGTGCCGCCGCAGTCGGCCTGCTCATCCGCAAGGCGATCCTCGCCTGGGGCGTGCCGGAGCGGATCAAGACCGACAACGGCTCCGACTTCATCGCCCGCGCGACGCAGCGCCTGTTCGCGGCGCTCGCCATTGAGCACGAGAAATCGGCGCCGTTCCGCCCCGAGCAGAAGGGCCACGTCGAGCGTGCGATCGGCACGCTGCAGCGCGGCCTGATGCGGACGCTCGAAGGCTTCATCGGCCACTCCGTCGCCGACCGCAAGGTGATTGAGGGCCGCAAGGCGTTCTCGCAGCGCCTGGGCGAGACCGCGGAAGACATGTTCGAGGTTCGCCTGACGGCGGCCGAGCTGCAGCAGCGGGCGGACGAATGGTGCGCCGATGTCTACGGCAACGCGCCGCACGCCGGGCTGAAGGGCCAGACGCCGTTCGCGGTCGCGGCCATGAGTGCCACCCGTGTGCGGCGAATCGAGGATGTGCGCGCGCTCGACATGCTGCTCGCACCCGTCGCCGGCAAGGACGGCCTGCGCGTCGTCACCAAGACGGGGCTGCGCATCAACGACACCCATTATATCGCCGGCTGGCTGCCGGTCGGCGAGACTGTGCTGGTGCGCATGGACGAAGCCGACATGGGCCGCGCCTATGTGTTCGATGAGACGGGCGAGCAGTACCTGGGCGACGCCATCGCGCCCGATCTTGCCGGCCTCGATCCAGCGGCAACGATCGCTGCGGTGCGTGCCGAGCAGAAGCCATCGTCAGGCGCTGGCCGCCGCCGGCAAGCTGATCGAATTCCCGCGCCCCGCCGAACCGCACACGACGCCGGCGCTGGACGCGGCAGCACATGTCGCTCGCGCCGATGTGGCGACGCACTCCGACGAGATCGCAGCGCTTGCCGAAAAGCTGCGCGCCGAACAGGACGCGCATGCGGCCAACGTCACACGGCTGCGCAGCGAAGAGACCGCGCATCACCGCTGGAACCGTGCGCGCGCGATCGAGGCGCGTCTCGCCCGCAACGAGTTCGTGGAGCCGGCCGAGCTGATGTGGCTCGGCGGCTACCGCGAAGGCCACGAGTACCTCGGCTTCGCCAGCACCTATGGCGACGTCGTTCCTGCGTCGGAGTCCGCCGTCTCGGACATTTGAGTCAACCGAAGAAAGGTCCAACATGAGCACTCTGCAAGGTCCCGTCATCATCAAGAACGTCGCCGCCTTCATGGTGATGATGACGAAGCTGATCGGGCGCGAGCCGCACCTTCCAGGATTTGGCGTCTGCCACGCGCCGTCTGGCTACGGAAAGACATGGGCGTCAATCGCCGCTCAGAACAGGACGCGCGCGGCGCGTATCCAGGTCGGCGACAGCTGGACCCGCCGCACGTTCTTGCGCGCGGTCCTCAAGGAGTTCGGCCACCGCACGAAGGAACGTGCGTCGATCGCCGAAATGGCCGACCTCGCGATCGCTGCCATGGGCGAGGACCCCCGCAAACCACTGATCATCGACGAGGCCGACAAGATGCTCGACAAGGGCTGGATCGAGATCGTGCGCGAACTGCAGGAGGCGTCCGGCGCGCCGATCATCCTTATCGGCGAAGAACAGCTGCCGACCAAGATGCTCGCGGTCGAGCGGATGCACAACCGCGTGCTGGATTGGATGGCCGCCCAGCCTTGCGACCTCGAAGACACGCGCGAGCTCGCGAAGGCACTCACGCGGGTCAAGATCGCCGACGATCTGCTCGACGCGATCCGCCAGAATTCTGGTGGCCGCGCTAGGCGCATCGTCGTCAATATCTCACAGGTCAATGATTTTGCTCGCAACAAGGGCACCCAATCGGTCGACTTGAAGCTCTGGGGCGACGGCAGCTTCTTCACCGGCGCGCCGCCGCAGCCGCGACAAGTCGAGATGTTCGCCCGCCCCGCGAAGGCACGAGCTTCCTGATGGCTGGGCGACTGCACGATAGCGGCGCGCTTGCCGTCCGCGTGCCGCGCGGGATCGACGGCTACTGGGCAATCATCCGCGAACTCGCAAAAACGAAAGGCGAGTTTACGGTCGCCGACGTCGACGACGAAAGCAACACCGACATCGCCAGCGTGAAGCGCTACGTGCGCGCGCTTGAGCGTGGCGGCTTTCTCGCCGTGGCGCGGGTCGAGCGGCGCACCGCCGGCCGGCCGCGGCACATCTATCGTCTGCAGAAGGATCAGGCGGACGCACCGCGCTTCCGCGCGAACGGCGAGCTGATCGAGGCGTCCGACCAGCAGCAGCTCTGGAACGCGATCCGCACGCTGAAGACGTTCACGCTGCCCGAGCTCTTGCTGCCCGCGTCGACGCCGATCCGCACGCTGTGGGCGCGGCGCTATCTGACCATGCTGCACTGCGCGGGGTATCTCGTGCAGCTGCAGACGGCGGCCGGCAAACACCGGCCTGCGACGTGGCGGTTGAAGCCCGGCATGGACACCGGACCGAAGCCGCCGGAGCGCCGACGCATCACCACCGTGGCGCTGTGGGACCCCAACGTGAAGAAGTTCATCGGCCAACCGCCAGTCGTTAGCGGAGATCTGACATGAGCAGCGGCAAAAAGGTGGACTTCCTCGAAAAAGCGCGCGCTGCCTGGGGCAAAGATGTTCCCGACTTCGTCCTCAAGCTCGCGGAGGATTGCCAGAAGGTCGGACAGGAGTCTATCGCCCGTCGCATCGGCTACAACGCATCTGTCGTCAGCCAAGTGCTGGCGAACAAGTATCCCGGCAACATGGTCAAGGTTGAGGCCGCTGTTCGCGGCGCGCTGATGGGCGCAACTGTGGTTTGCCCGATCGTCGGCGAGATCGGCCGCGACCAATGTCTCGAACACCAGCGCCTGGGCAATACCGGCGCGTCGCCGACGCGCGCGGCCATCTACCGCAAGTGCAACGGCATCGGCACGGACAAGTGCGAGCATTCGCTCATCCGGAGGCGCGACGATGCTTAGCACCGATCTGAAACGTCTGTCCGAGCGGTTCGAGGCCTGGATCAACGGCCGCATCGTCTTCACCGTGCCGGACGCGCACGCGTTCGCACGCGATCTCAGGCTGACCGTCGCCGAGGCCGGGCTCCTCGAGCTGGGCATCGATCCGAAACTCTTCTCGGCCGTCGTCGCCAGCGAACAGGCCGGCAGCAACGTCGTGCTGTTCCCGCGCAGGTCGGCCGCGCGGCAGGTCGAGATCACCGAAGGAGAGGCCTCGTGACCACCGACGCGAACGCACCTCCCATCGCGCCGGCGCCGCCATCCTTCGCCGACCAGGTCGCGGCGGTCGACGCGATCAAGGTCGCGGCGCAGATCGTCGCCCAGGGCAAGCGCGCGGCGCTGCTGACGTCCACCGTCGAGATCGTCGCGATGGCGCAGCTGCTCGACGCGCTACTGCGCATCACCGACCTCACATTCGAGATGCTGGCGACCGCTGACGTCGCGTGGGCCGCAAAGCCCGGCCCGGAGCGCCGCGCCTGGGTCGACCAGCTGCGCGCAAGGATCGACGGCGTCGCCATCCAGCTCGAAGCGCTGGGCTACGGCGTCGACAGGCCAACGATCATCACAACGACGGAGAAGAAGAATGGCGAAGAAGAAACTCAACGCGGCTGACATTCGCGTGCCGCAGAGCCGCGACGAAGCGGCCGAGATGATCGCGGAGCTCGGCCGGCACGACCGTGCCGTCCAGATGATCGAGGCAGCCATGAACGATGCGCTCGCCAAGCTGAAGGCCGACGCCGCCGAACGGGCCAAGGATCACGAGATCAAGGCGAAGGCGTTGATGCAGGGGCTGCTTCTCTACTGCACGGCGAACCGCGACGCGCTCACCGACAATGGCAAGACGAAGACGATCGACTTCCTCACCGGCACGGCGGCGTGGCGCTTCAAGCCGGCATCGGTTCGCATCAGCGGCGGGGAAGAGGACCTCATCAAGCTGATCGCGGACAAAGGCGGCGACTACCTCAACTTCCTGCGCCAAAAGACCGAGATCGACCGCGACGCGATGCTCAAGAACAAGGAACTGGCGCGCACGCTCGCCGGCGTGACGATCGGATCGGGCGGCGAAACGTTCACGGTCGAACCGTTCGCCCAAGAGACCGTTGCGCCGCAGATCGCCGCACCGACGCTGCTGCCGGAGGTGACGCCATGACCGCGCCCGTCATCGGCATGCGTCTCGGCCTGACCGCCCGGCAGCGGAAGTGCTTCGACGCGATCGAGGCGTACATGGCGCAGCACCGCAAGGCGCCGACGTATCGCGAGATCGCAGCGATCATGGGGACCAAGGCGCTCGGCAACGTGGTCCCGCTCGTCGCGCAGCTGCGCGACCGCGGCTGGATCAACTATCGCGAACGCTGCACGCGGTCGATCGTGATCCTGGAGGACGGCGGTGCACCGTCCTACGTGCTGCCGGCGAGCGTGGAAGCCGTGCTGCGCCGGCATTGTGCGGCGAGTGGCGACCATCCCTCTGCCGTCGTCGCGGATGCAGTCGCGCTGTTCCTCGACGAAGCCGAACGGGACCACGCCGCGTGAGCCCGACGAAGCAAAACAGCGGCTGGTCGCAGGCGCGGCGCGCGGCGCAGGCCGCAATGATGCGTGCGCGCAACGCTGATCCTGCGTTCGTTGCCCGCCGCAACAAGGGACCGCTGAACCTCACCGACGCCGAGCGTGCGGCGCGCTCGGCGCGAGCCATCGCCATGAACGCCGATCCGGCGTTCCAGGCGCGCCGGCTCGCGGGCATTCGCAACGGCGGCTTCCGGAAGTTCGTTATCCCGGAGCATACGCATCCGTGCGTGCGCGGCATGTTCGTCGAGATGAACGAACAGCGTGCGAAACGGCCCTACATGGCGCGCCGCGTCGGCATCGGTGTCCAGTCGTTCACCAATTGGCGTCGCTGGCACATGCCGCGCGTCGACGATCTCGACGCCGCTCTCAATGCGCTCGATCTCGAACTCGCGATCGTGCCGAAAGGCACGCGCGACAACAACGGCTTCGCTTCAAGAACACGGCACAACAGGAAGGAGTGACCATGAACTGCGTCCCGATGGCAACGAACCGCCAGATCGCCATCATCCACACGCTCGCCGGCCGCGCCGGCCTCGAAGGCGACACGTACAAAGACTTCCTCAAACGCGAGACCGGCAACGACTCGTCGAAACAGTGCACCGCGAGCGAAGCCGGCCGCGTCATCGACAAGCTGCGCGATCTGGCAGGACAAAGCGGCGGCGCGAAAGGTGCGGTTGCCGGGCTCGCGACGCCGGTCGGCGCGAAGCTGCGGGCGCTGTGGATCGCCGGCTACAACCTCGGCATCGTTCGCGTGCGCGACGACAAGGCGATGCTGAACTTCCTGCAGCGGCAGACCGGCGTCAGCCACATCCGCTTCCTGCGCGACCCCGGCGCTGCGACGAAGGCGATCGAGGCGATGAAGGCATGGCTCGCACGCGAGGCCAAGGTCGCGTGGCCGACAGATGCCGAAGTCGTCGCCGGCGATGGTGCGGTTGCCGCCAAGCGCGCCGTCATCAACGCGCAATGGGTGCGCCTGATCGAGATCGGCGCGGTGAAGCCCTACGTCGCACACATGCCGATGGCCGATCTCGATCAGTACGCGTTCAAGGTCGCAAACCGTCAGGGCTGGTGTTTCTTCGAGCCGCGCCACTATGACGACGTCCAGGCGGCGCTGGGCCGCAAGCTGCGCGCGGCGCTCGCCAACCGGGTTTAACCAGAGGGAGAAGTGCAATGTCGTTCGAGAAGTTGGAAGTGCTTGTTGCGTCCGGCCGGCGCGGAATGCCGGCAAGCGTGACCCTGTCCGGCCGGGATGGCGGTGGCAGGCCCGCCCTGAAGATCGTTCTGTCGGCGTCCTTTGCTACGCAGGCGAAGATTTCGGGCGGCGAGAAGTTCGACCTGCTGATCGGCACGGGCGAGGAAGCGGGAGTCGTTCGCCTCGTCCGCAACGTGAGGGCGGGAATTCTTGACGCCCGCGCGATGGCCAAGGGCGGCATCTCGTTCTTCTGCGGCCATGTCGAGCGTCTCGGCACCGAGCCGCAGGAGAAGCGGTTCTGCGCCGCTGAGATCATCGACGCGGACACGATCGAGGTTACCTTGCCACCCTGGGCGCTCGAATAAGGAGCGCCGCCATGCTCGCCCGCGCCGAGGTCGTTAGCGACGCTGATCTGCACGAAGCGCAACGCCAGTCCGGTTGGACCGAACACCGCGTTGCGATTCTGCAGAAGCTTTGGCTCGCAGGTTACTCCGCAGCGCAGTGTGCTTGCCTGCTCGGCACCACGACGCGCAACGCTGTGATCAGCGCCGTCAACCGCAAGGGACTCGGCGCGGGCGGTGCCAGGTCTCACAACCGAGTTGCCATGCCGCGGACGCCGCGCGCACGGAAACCGCGTGACACCTTCAATCGACCGGCGGCACCGGCGCCGACGCTGAGACGCCAGCCGCCTCCGCCGGTCGACGATCTGGCGATCCCGCTCGAGCAGCGCCGGTCGCTGATGCAGCTCGATAGCTTGTGCTGTCACTGGCCGGTCGGCGATCCGCGTGAGCCGGATTTCTTTTTCTGCGGCGCCGTGGCCGAGGGCGACGGTCCTTACTGCGCGGCACACGCCTTCCGCTCCGTTGATCGCACACGCCCGGCGCGCCAGCCGGTCCGCGAACGCCGGCCCTACGGAGTTTCCGTCGATGCGTGGGTCTGACCGCCGCCGCGCTGGCATCGTCCGCGTCTCCGATCACGCACTGCTGCGCTTCATCGAGCGCGCCGGCGGGCTCGACGTCGAGACCTTGCGAACGGCGCTTGAAGTCTCATTGAAACGGGCCGTCAACGCCGCCGATACGATCGGCCAGAAGGAACTGGTGATCGTCGCGGACGGCCTGCGCTACGTGCTGCGCGACAACGTCGTCGTTTCCATCACCGGCTCGACCACGGCAAGGGACGGCAAACGCGCATGACCGAGCCGCTGTCCGGCATCCTCGGCGAGATCGAGAGCGTCGCGGGCCTGCCCGCGATGCTCAAGCTCGTCGACGTGGCCGGCGGCACGCGCGTCTATATTCCCGCCGAGGCTTCGGACCGGCACTGGCTCGTCAGGTGCGTCGGCCGCGAGGCGGCGGACAAGCTGATGCGACACTTCGCGGTGGACAGCCGGCGCGGGCAGCGCGTCGATATTCCGGTGTTCGCCGGCACGTACCGCCAGCTCATCCGCAAGATCGCCGAGCGGCTCGACAAGGCGGATAGGTCGGAATCCTCGGCGCAGCTCGCGCGAGCACTCGGGATCGCCCAGCGCACGGTGCATCGCCATCGAGCCAAGCGCCGGGGTATGAGGGACAGTCGGCAGGCAAAGTTGTTCTAGCTGCACGCCTTGAACAGGTTCGGCCAGCTCCCGATCAGCTGAAACAGGAAACCAAAAATCACCAGCACCATGCCGGCCATGAACGTTCTGCCTCGGCGCGTCAGCTCCTTCCAGTACTCCTGCTGAACGTGATTCCAGTTCAACGGAAAGTCGGGATCATCCGGCTCTTCGGGATCGAGTCCTTCAGCGGCCGCCATCCGCCGGTCGAGCACACGCTCAATTCGCCCCGCTAAGTCGTCTTGAAGGCCAAGGTAGCCAATTCGCCACTCCCATGCGATGATCAGAAACCCGATCGCGTCCATCGTCAGGCCTACGACCGACCACCAGTTCGAACACATTCGGGACCTCGCGCATTGGGAATGAGCACAGCAGTTCTATCGGTCGCCCTGACACCTGTCAGGGTTATCGATTCCGGGAAATAACGGGATAGCTCGATCCTGCACAAGGGGATCGAGCCGTTGCGCGCCAACTTCGAAAAGAGCCTGAAGGTTGTTCTCGCCTATGAAGGCGGATTCGCCAACCATCCGCGCGATCCGGGCGGGCGCACGCTGGAGGGCGTGATCCAGCGCGTCTACGACGGCTTCCGCGACCGTGCGGGCAGGCCGCGGCAGACGCTCAACCCCGCGATGCGCGGCACCGTGGGCTGGATCGAGGATCGCAACGCGATCTATCGCGCGCAGTACTGGAACGCGATCCGCGGCGACGCGCTGCCAGCCGGCATCGATCTCGTGATGTTCGACGGCGCCGTGAACTCCGGCCCGTTCCAGGCGGCAAAGTGGCTGCAACGCGCGCTCGGCATGAAGGACGTCGACGGCCACATCGGCGAGGCAACGCTCGCGGCAGTCGCCGCACATCCCGATCACGACGCGCTGATCGCCGAGATTCTCTCGCGCCGGCTCGGCATGCTGCGCAATCTCGACACCTGGGCGACGTTCGGCAAGGGTTGGTCCGCGCGGCTCGGCAACGTCAAGCGCATTGGACAGGCCTGGGCGACCGGCTCAGTCGGTCCCGATCCCGTCGCCGCTCATACCGAAGGCGGCGCGGCAAAGGCTTACGCGTCGAGCGTCGCGCAGCCTGCGGTGGATGCGGAGGACGCGACCAAGACCGCCGCCGGCGCAGGCGGTTTGTCCGGCCTGCTGCAGGGCTTGCAGGGGCACCTGGAGCCGTTCATCGGCACGTCCGACATCCTTCGCAACATCTACCTCGCCCTCGTTGTGGCCGGCGTGGTCATCGCGGTCGGCAGCGTCGTCTACGGCATCTGGTCGAGCCGCAAGAAGAAGCGCGCCCAGGCAGCGATCGACGGCGAACTGATGGCCGAACTGCCCGAGGGAGTGCCGGCATGATCCCGTTCACGCCGGTCGTGACATGGTTCCTGACGTCGAAAGTCGGCCGCACGATCGCCGCCGGCGCCGGCATCGCGCTGGCGGTGGGCATCGCCGTGCTGAAGGTCTTCAGCGCCGGCAAGGCCGCGGAACGCGCGCGGCAGGATCAACAGTCTCTTGAAAACCTGAGAAGCAGGGCAAAGACCGATGATGAAGTTCGCAATCTGGACGTTGTTGATTTCAACAAGCGTCTTGATCGCTGGGTGCGGCCTGACCGTGAAGGGTGATGCCTGCGACGGCTGGAGTTCGCTGCGGCCGGGCCGCGCCACCGCGCAGTACATCGCCAGACACGACCGCGGCTTCGCCGAAGGCGTGCTCGCCCACAACGAGCACGGTGAGAACCTGGGCTGCTGGAGTGCCGGGAAGTGATCGAGTTGAATGCCTTGGCGCCCTGGGCTGCCGTCATCATTGCGGCGGCGTCGCTGCTCTACGCGATCTTCAGCAACCGGTCGAAGGATCAGGACAAGAAGTTTGCTTCGCTTGGGCGCGAGGTGGACTCCGTCAAGGATCGCGTGGCGAAGGTCGAAAACGACCTGACCCACCTGCCGGACAAGAGTGTGACGCACCGCCTGGAGCTTCACATGGCGGAGATGAAGGCGGAGATGGCACAGCTCACGGAGCGAATGAAACCGATCTCGGCGATGGCGTCCCGCATTCAGGACGCGGTACTGGAAAAGGTGATGAAGGAATGAGCGGCGATATCATCCGCAAAGAGGCGCGGCTGATCATTCTGCGCGAGCTGTTCGCGCAGAGCAATTACGCGCTGAACGACTCGCTGCTGCAGCAGACGCTGGAGACGTGGGGCATCGCCAAGTCGCGCGAGTGGGTCCGCGAGGAGCTTTCGTGGCTGGCGAACATGGGCGCCGTGCGCCTGGTTGCGCCGGGTGGCGGCAATACGGTCATCGCAACGCTCGTTCAGCGCGGCATCGAGCACGTCGAGCGGCGCCAGCCGATCGAGGGCGTGAAGCGGATGAGCCCGCCGGAGGGGTAAGCCGATGGACGCCGCACGGCGCGGGCGACTCTCCGAAATCGATCTGCTGCCGGAGTGGGCCGACGAGGCGAAGCTCTGGGCGTTCGAGCAGCTGAAGAAGCGGAAGAAGAGCCAGCTCGACATCCTGGACGAGTTCAACGCCCGGCTGAAAGCGGCGGCGCTGGCGCACGACGTGACGATCACGCCGCCGGTCATCTCGCGTTCGGCGTTCAACAGGACCGCGCTGAAGATCGCAAAGCTGTCGAACCGGCTGGAGGAGACGCGCGCCATCGCCCAGGTGCTGGCGCCCAAGCTCGACGAAGCCGGCGACAACTCGGTGACGCTGATGGTGGCCGAGACCATCAAGACGCTCACGCTGGAGCTGCTGACCAATGCCGGCGAGATGAAGGCGGACGGCGAAACGGCGACGATGCTGCGGGAATGCGCGCGCGCCATCAGTGCTGCCGAGCAGGCCAAGCGCATCAGCGCCGACACGCGGCGGAAGATCGAGGCCGAGCTGAAGGACGCGGCGGCGAAGGCCGTCGACCAGGTCGCCCGCGAGAAGGGCCTGTCGGCCGAAGCCGTCAACGCGATCCGTGAACAGGTGCTCGGCATTCGTAAGAAGCCGGAGACAAAGACGTGAGCCACGCGTGCCCAATCGAAGGCTGCAGCAACAACCGCGTGCCGGACGGCATCTTCATGTGCGCGCGGCACTGGCGCCTCGTACCACGGCCGCTGCAGAAGGCGGTCTATGCGGCATACCGAAGCGGGCTGAGAGCCTCGAACAGCCAGAACCATCGCGAGGCGATCCGCGTCGTGGAGGGAGCGGAGCGCGGGCGCGCCGTGGTAGCGCTGCCGGCCGGGACGATGGCGCTGACGGTCTGGCAACCGTGGGCTTCGCTGATCATGATCGGCGCAAAACCCTGGGAATTCCGGAAGTGGAATTTCACCGACAAGCCGCACCTCGCGAAGCTCGTGGGGCAGCGGATCGTGATGCATGCCGGCGCGCGCAAGCCAACTCAGAATGAGCTTCGCGACCTTCTCCATCGGATTGAGGAGGGCGAGAGTGCGCTTGACGCGCGCCTCGCAACGCCGCTGGTCAGCAATGTGCTCGATGCGTTGATCCACAAGTCGGCCGTCCCCGTTCCGCTCGGGGCAGCGCTCGGCACCATCGTCATCGGCGAGCCGCGCAGCGTGCTCGACATCTTCCGCGACCAGGTCGCCGACAGCGATCGACTCGACGAGCACATGTGCGGCTGGCCGATGAGCGATCCGCAGCCGTTTCCGGAGCCGATCCCGTCGGCCGGCGCGCAAGGCTTCTGGTGCTGGTCATGAACGAGGTCCTCCCCAGAGATCCCGGGCAACTGCCGGCCGAGCTGCCGCGCGGCGCGGACCTGCCGCCCGACCATGATCCGCTGGCCGATGGCATCCTCATGCGCCACCAGGTCGAGTGGTTGGACGATGATTCCGATCTCAAGCTCGGGGAGAAAGGGCGCCGCACCGGCATCACCTATGCCGAGGCGCTTGACGACACATTGCTCGCGGCGAAGAAACGCTCGGCCGGCGGCATGAACGTGTTCTATATCGGGGACACGCGGGATAAGGGGCGCGAGTTCATCGGCTACGTCGCGCACTTCGCTCGTATTGTTGCGAAGGAGCTGGTGGAGATCGAGGAGTTCCCGTTCGAGGACAAGAAGCCGGACGGCGAGTCCAGCTTCATTGCCGCTTATCGCGTCGTGTTCGCCTCGGGCTTTCGCGTCGAGGCGCTGTCGTCGCGGCCGGAGAACATTCGCGGCTTGCAGGGCAAGGTCGTGATCGACGAGGCGGCTTTTCACCGGGACGTTCGCGAAGTGATCGACGCGGTGAACGCGTTGCTGATCTGGGGCGGCAAGATCGTCGTCATCTCCACCCACAACGGGGTGCTTAACCCGTTCAACGAGCTGATCCTGGAAGCGAAGGCCGGCAAGGTCCCGTACAGGCTGCACTTCATCCCGTTTTCAAAGGCCATTGAAAACGGCCTTTACCGGCGCGTCTGCCTGATCTCCGGCAAGGAGTGGACCGCCGAAGGCGAAGCGGCGTGGGAGCGGAAAATCCGCGCCGCTTACGGTGTGCGCACGGCGGCGATGGCGCAGGAACTGGACTGCGTGCCGGCCGAAGCGGAAGGCGCCGCACTCACTCGCGTACAGATCGAGAGCTGCATGCAGGATGGCATCCCGATCGTCCGCTGGGGAGTTCCGGACAGCTTCAAGAACCTGCCGGAGGACCAACGGAAGGCGGCGGCGCTCGACTTCTGCGAACGCGAGCTGAAGCCCGTGCTCGACGGGTTCAATCCGAAGCTGCGCCACGTGTTTGGCAGCGACTTTGCGCGCAAGGGCGATGCGACCGTGGATCTGGTATTTGAGATTGGCCATGGCCTGACTCGCACGTGCGTCCTGCAGCTGGAGTTGCGGAACGTGCCGTTCGATCAGCAGCGCGACGTGCTGTTCTATCTCGTCGATCGTCTGCCGCGCATGGGCGGCGGCATGCTCGACGCGAGCGGCAATGGCGCCTACATCGCGGAAGCGGCAGCGCTGCGCTACGGGGCGTGCGTCATCGAGGTGAAGCTCAGCCAGGAGTGGTACAGGCTCAACGCGCCACCGTACGTCGAAGCGTTCGCCGATCGCACCGTCGTGCTGGCAAGACACGACGACGTGCTGCGCGACCACCAGGCGCTCGCCTATGTCGGCGGTGTCATCAAGGTGCCCGACGATCATCGCTTCAAGGGTTCGGACGGATTCGCACGTCACGGCGATTCCGCCATCGCCGGCATGCTCGCCTACGCGGCTTCGCGCGCGGACTACTGGGAGGCCGGCTACCGCTCGCCGGCGACGGGTGCTCGCGGCGGTGGGCCTGACGATGCAGACGACGGCGCGCGCCGCGACTGGTGGCGCTCGCCGCTGGGCGCGGGCTTGCGAGGGAGCATCTGATGTCAGAGCCGATCACGGCCTATTGCTCGTTCTGCGGCAAGAGCCAGCACGAAGTAGAGGTGATGCTCGCCGGTCCGGTGATGGCGTTCATCTGCAAAACCTGCGTCGCCGACGCGGCCGTCCAGGTTGAGCGCATCCTCACGGACAGGCGCGAGCAGGAGAAACTCAATCGCGAGGCCGTGCGCTGTGCCTGCTGTGCGCCTGCGCCTGTGGAGCTGCGCCATGGCTGACAAACCGATCATCTGGGGTCCTGACGGCCAACCGATCCGCCGCGAGGTACTCACGGCGGAGATCGCTGGCCCCACCATCACCGGCGTACGTTCACCGCTCTCGGGCTATCCGGGCGACGGTCTCAATCCGCGGCGCCTCGCGAACATCCTGCGCGAGTCCGACCAGGGCGATCCGTTGCGTTATTTCGAACTGGCCGAGCAGATCGAGGAGCGCGACCTGCACTATGCCGGCGTGCTCGGCACCCGCAAGCGCAGCGTGGCGCAGCTGGAGATCACGGTCGAAGCAGCCGACGACACACCGGACGGAAAGAAGCACGCGGACATGATCGCCGCGTGGCTCAAGCGCGACGAGCTGCAGGCTGAAATCTTCGACATGCTCGACGCCATCGGCAAGGGAGTGAGCTGGACCGAGATCATCTGGGATACGTCCGAGGGCCAGTGGCAGCCGGCGCGGCTCGAGTGGCGAGACCCACGCTGGTTCCGCTACGAAACGAAGGACGGCACGACTCCGCTCCTGCGCGGCGGCTATGAGGGCAACACAGAAACGGCTTATGGCGGTGACAGCCGGCTGCCGTTCGGCAAGTTCGTGTATGCCGTGATCCGAGCGAAGTCGGGTCTGCCGATCCGATCAGGCATCGCGCGCCTTGCGACCTGGTCGTGGATGTTCAAGGCCTTCACGCTGCGCGACTGGGCGATCTTCACGCAGACGTTCGGCCAGCCGGTGCGCATCGGCAAGTATCCGGCCGGTGCCACCAATGCGGACAAGGACACGCTGTTCAACGCCGTCGCCAACATTGCGGGCGACTGCGCGGCGATCGTCCCGGCCTCGATGCTGATCGAATTCATCGAGAGCAAGAACGTCGGCCAGGGCCACCAGCTCTACAAGGAGCGCGCAGACTGGCTTGATCAGCAGGTGTCGAAGGCCGTGCTCGGGCAGACGGCGACCACCGACGCGATTGCCGGCGGCCACGCGGTTGGGCAAGAGCACCGGCAGGTGCAGGAGGACATCGAGCGCGCCGACGCGAAGGCGCTCGCGGCCATCCTCAACCGCGATCTCGTGCAGCCGTGGATACAGCTCGAATACGGGCCGCAGGCAAAGTATCCGCGACTGAAGATCGGCCGGCCCGACCAGCGCGACGTGAAGCAGACCATCGACGGAATCGTCCGCGGCGTGCCGATGGGCATGAAGGTGGGCAAGACCTTCATGAACGATCTGCTCGGCGTGCCGGTGCCGAAGGACGGCGAGGAACTACTCACTGCCGCGCCGGCGACACCGCTATTCGGCGGCGGCGACCTGCCACCGGCATCGCAGCCGACCTTGCACGCGGCGACGTCGCCGGCGCGGCAGGCCCACGATGCGATCGCAACGCTCGTCGATCAGGCCGAACAGCTTTGCGCGCCGGGTCTGGACGCGCTGATCGACGAAGTGCGCGACGTCATCGCGAGCAGCGAGAGCTTTGAGGAGGTGAAGGAAAGGCTGGCCAAGCTGAAGCCGTCGATGGCCGAGAAGAATCTCGCGGGGCTGGTTCGCATGGCCCGCGTCGTTGCCGATCTCTCAGGTCGTGCGGACATCCTCGATGCTTAAGAGCTTTGGCGTGCCGCTTGGTTTCTGCCGCTGCGGCGTGCCGTCCCTGCATGCGGAGATTCGTCCCTTTGCGGCGCAGCCCGTCGAAGCCATCAACTTCCTGCGCCGCAAGGTGAACGTCCCGACGCGCGCCTGGACGGACCTCTGGCAGCAGGAGCATTCGGTCGGCTTCATGGTCGCGGGCGCGAACACGAAGGCGCTGGTGAAAGATTTTCGGCAGGCGGTCGACAAGGCGATCAGTCAGGGCACCACGCTTGAGGAGTTCCGGAAGGATTTCGACCGCATCGTCGATGAGCACGGCTGGAGCTACAACGGCTCGCGCAACTGGCGCACGCGCGTCATCTTCGAGACCAACATGTCGACTGCCTACGCGGCCGGCCGATGGGAGCAAATCCAGCGGGTGAAGCGGTCGCGCCCGTATCTGCGCTATGTCAGCGTCGATCCGAACGTCACGCAGAAGAACACCCGCGCCGAGCACGCAGCATGGCACGACACCGTGCTGCCGGTCGACGATCCGTGGTGGCAGACGCACTATCCGCCGAACGGCTGGGGCTGCCGCTGCACCGTCCAATCGCTCAACGAGCGCGACCTGGACCGCTACGGTCTCAGCGTCTCCGAAGAAGCGCCGCCCGTGCGGATGGTCGAACGCGCAATCCGCGTCGACGGCGTCGTGCGCACCGTCCGCGTCCCGGAAGGCATCGATCCCGGCTTCGCCTATCGCCCAGGCGAGCTGCCACCGATGCTCGAAGATGCCGAATGATGCGCGCGGCTCTACCTCGGCACACCCTTGATGGCTTGGTTTTGGAGCGTCGCCGCAAGCGCGTCCGCCATGTTCACGCGAAAGAAGCTCTTTCCGTCGCCACGGAGCGCCTTAAGCGTCTCCTGGGCGTGCTGATACCCCGGTGTCGACGAAGCGTAGTATTCGCGGATAAGGGCTATCGCGCCCAGCGCTCGCTGCACGGCCTGGATGTCTTGATCGTTCAT